TCTATTACGCTCACCCCTCGAAAGATTATCAAAATCAAGCTCACGACCCAATTCTGTAATCTCAACTTGTAAATCATTTTTAAATACAACCTGATGAGGCAATCCAATCTTATCTAAGTAATGTGTTAACCTTGAATTCAAATAACTTAAGTTTTGATCAATAATCTTTTTACGCACATAGCTATCCTTGCTTGTTAATAAATCAAGTAAAAACTTTTGATGTTCCATAGTTTTTGTAATTTGGTTAATTTTATCAAAACTAATTTCTTGTAATGCTTGACTCTCCATCTCATTAATTTGTTCCTGATATGGATCAGTTTCATTACTTTTATCTTCAATCTGTTTGATAATAGTTTCAATTTGACTACTATGTTTAATAGCTTCAGTCTCAGTGCTATAGTGTGTAATAGGTTTGTCAATTATTGTAATTGGAAATTTTAACAATTCATCTAATTGAAATCTGTAATCATCTAATAAATTTTTACTTTCTAATAATGATGATTGTTTGCTTTCTAAAAAACTAGTATGTTGTTTATCATGTAATTCATGACCACAAGCATAACATTTATGATCTTTTAATGTAGCAACTTCGGTTTCTAGTTTTTTGTAACTTTTATCTTCTTTAGCAATATCCTTACGCAAACTATCAACTTTATTATTGTAAGTAGTTTGTAGATTAACCTGTTGATTATAAGTTGCTAAATCTACATGAGCCTGCAATTCTTTTTCAATATCAATTTGACTTAATTTAGTATATTGAGTAGCAAGATTTTCTAAATCTTCGTTATGTTTTGCTCTCCAAAGTTTCTGTCTGCGTTTTGTACTTTCAATCTGTTCTTTAACACGCTTATTGGCTTCTTCAACCGCTTTAATACGAAATTCTTCTTGTTGAATATCGTCTTTACTTTGTCTAATTAAATCTTTTACTGTTTCAGCTTTTTCTGAAAGAAGTGTAATGCCAAGTAGTTGTTCAATGATTGCCCGTTGGTCGTTTGCTTTAAGTGCTAGAAAAGGCTCGCTGTAAGTATTAAGTGCGACAATATGCCTAAACATATCAGGTGACATACAAACAGTACGTTCAATGAAAGACTGTGTTTCTTTATTCTCGCCCTGCGCATCATCCTGCGACTTCTGTAACGTGTTGTTAACATAAAATTTTAATAAGTTAGGTTTGCGGCCACGCTCAATCTTATAGTCTGTACCATTTACATTAAATTCTAGTGTAACTAGCATTCCCTTAGCATTGGTACGGTTAACAAGATTGTCTTTGCGAATATTATTTATTGGTACACCAAAAAGAGCATAGCATAAGCCTTGTATTAATGTAGTTTTTCCTGTACCATTTCTAGCACCATCTCCACCTAAGTCTAGATTTTCACCTAAAATAAGTGTCAATTCTTTTCTATCAAAGTCAACTGCTTGAGTAACCTGTCCAATACTAAGGAAATTACGCAGTGTAATATTTTTAAGTGAAATCATAGTGTGTTATAAATGTCCAACAATAGTTTTTTATCAAAGCCTTTGCTTTCTATAGCATTGATTTGATCCACAATGATTTGATCAACACTTTCAAATTTCAATCCTTCAAAATTACCTTGTTCAACATTTTCTAATTTCATAGGTATCAATGTCATTTCACGAAGTTTATATTCTGGAATAAAAGTTTCACGCAAAAAGTTTGCCTCCTCATAGCTAATGTCAATATCTAAATGTACCCTAACATGACTATCAATTAATAGCAAGCCTTGTGGGTTGTCAAGTATGTCGCTAAGTTTATGTACACGGTAAACTGGTTGTCTTGGCCAACTATAGAATGTGGGAGTTTCTCCCCATTCTAATATCATCATTCCACGAGCATCATCACCGGCATCAGCATAATTATGTGGGAAAGCATTTCCTATATACCAAATATTTTTGCGGGCTTGGCGTTTATGAAAATGACCACTAAAAGCATATTCAAAGCCTTGTAAATGATTTTCATTCATTTCGCCATGATCAGGCATTTCTACCATAGCATTCATGTAAAAATGTGGTAATTCTAAATGACCAAACAAATACTTACTTGACATTTTCTGAACTTTTTTATAATCATCCTGTACCAACCAAGGTAGTATGACTACATCATCTTGTTTGAAAAAGTCATTAATAATTTTTACATTAGGTAAATGTTTTGCCCATTCAACGCTATGTATATCACGACGGTCACGATAATACAGGTCGTGATTGCCTGGAATAAAATAAACCATGTCAAAATTTTGACTGAGTTTTTCTAATCCACGCAATCCAAACTGTAATGTTTGTATGTTAATACTAGCACGATGATGATTATAATCGCCCAAAAAGAAACAGGTTTCACAGTTTTCTTTTTTAGCTTTTTGAATAAACCAGTCTACAAAATTATCACAATCTTGATTATGTTGTAGACTGTTACTCTTTAAACCATAATGTAGATCGGTAAAAAATGCTGCTTTTTTAAATAAATTTGCCATTCAGTATTATAAATCTTTTGTTTGACTAAATCAAACATATTGGTTAATTAATCTTCTAACCAAGCTTTTTCACGTATACCTGAATTCATGCGTGAATAACTTGGGTTAAGTCCATTCATTTCTAATATATCATCACGTATGTTTTGATTGCGTTTTTCCGTATTCAATACACGGCAAAAACTATTTGTAATTGCTGCGGTATAATATGCGAATGGGTTTTGTGATTTTGCTTCGTTGAATCGCAACCCAACATAAGTCAATTGTAATATAGCTGAATTACGCATTTCATCGTTATATGTATATCCACGCCAATTAAACTTCATAGCGTATTTTTCACATAACATAATATACATACGTGCTAGTTTATCAGTAAGATTTCCATGATCTTTGCTAAAATGACCACGTTTAATGCCACCTTTCCAATGACTTTTACCTACACAATAAAAGCTACCTTCATCATCAATTTTATAATGTTGAAATGGTGGGAAGTTTACTTTCATATGTACCATATCATCAACCTCACCTGCTGTGGTTGGGTCTTCCAAATCAACAAAGATTTCTTCATCAATATCATCAAACTCCATTATATCAATTGCTGTTTTTTTCTTTAATGTTTTCTTTTGTAGTTTTGGACTGAGTGGGATATGTTCCCAAGTCATAACACGAAATACTAAATCAGTAGTTGGAATAGATTTTGGTTCAATCTTTGTACCAGTTTCGTTTGATAATCTAGCGGCACGATTTTCTTTTGCTTGTTTAATCTTATCACGTTTATGTGCGTATTTAAAACAAGCCTCAAGCGTATCTTGAGGCATATCAACTATTAAATCATAATGATGATATTCTTGTTTTGTATAATAGCAATAACTGTTTTTGCTTTCGTGTATTTCTTTTAGTATGTCCCTATTATTAAGGTAGTTAACAGGCTTTTTTGTGGTACTCATAGAATCCTTTATTTTAGAAATATTATAACACATATGTTGCGGAGGGCACAACATTTAGGGTAAAATGTGGGTAAAAAAGTGCTTTTTTATTTATCATAAATATGTAATAGGATACTATGATATGTCGTTGACACTACCCCCAAATGTAAGAATTGATGATAATACCGGGTTATATATTATAACCAATAGTAAAGGGCAAACATTTCGTGTTAATGCCCAAGATCAAACACAATTAAACGCATACGTACAGTCTGTCAATACAAATACTCCTACTACAATAACTGCTATTAATCCTAATACTGGATTACCTGTAACAACTGGTTTTAATCCTGAATTTATATTGAATCAACGTAAAGAGAATGAAGATTTTTTTGCTTTGCAAAAAGAAACCAAACAAAAAACAGGTATAGTTGGAAATAAAGATGGTACATATACTGATTTAAAAAGTAATCCATCTGTTACATTGACATTGGAACAGGCTCAAGAAAGAATACAGGCAGCAGGATTGCCACCCAATGCTTTAGCAAGTGTAACACCTAAAAATAGTTCTAGTTACTTTGCAGCTACTAGAGCAGTAGATGAAACTACAAACACACCTAGTAATTTACCTCCTAGCCCACAACCTACTAGTTCACAACCACCACCAGCAATAAGTTCTGACAATACAAATTTATCAGCATCAGATCCAAACACTAATCCAGGGGCGGAAAATGCTGGTGTCACAATTGGGACAGTAGCGCCGCAACCAGTTATAACTAGTATTCCAGTTGATCCCAATCCTTCACCCATAGATCAATCTATTATTGATGCCAACCAAGAACCACAAACATTTCAAGATTTAATAAATGCCGAACGACAAGCAGAATTTATTGCTGCTAATGAACCACCTGCTGTAGACAATGACCCTGCTTACAATAATAGTTTTGCTGATGATGCTGCCGCTAGTGCTGCCGCTGCTCCTGTTAATAGTGATTTATATGGTTATGAATATGACGGTGCTGCCCCATATGCTACAAGTAACACACGTGGTATACAAGGACAGATAACCAGTGCTATAAGTCAAGCTAGTTATCAGGATAGTGTTAATTTTGGTAATAGGCAAGATTGGCGTGTAAGATTAGTTTTGGCAAAAAATGCTGATTACTTGTATAACGCAAAACCTGCTGGAATTTTAGAACCATTAATTGCTACTAAAGGTATCGTATTCCCATACACACCTATTATAGCTGTGACATACTCTGCTAATTATGACCAACAACCATTAACACATAATAATTATAAAGTTGTACAATATCAATCAAGTAGTGTTGACAATGTACAAATTACTTGTGATTTTACAGCGCAGGATACTTTTGAAGCTAATTATGTATTAGCAGTGATACATTTTTTAAGATCGGCAACTAAAATGTTTTATGGTCAGGATGAAAAACCAAAATTAGGGACTCCTCCGCCTTTATTATATTTAAAAGGCTATGGGGCATTTCAATTTGATAATCATCCTTTGGTTATTCAAAGTTTTACATACAACTTACCAAACGATATAGATTATATACGTGCTAGTTCAACTACAACGCTTGCCGGTGTATCAAAAGATACAAATACAACTGCGACAAGTACAACTGGCACTAACAGACAATTGCCTCAAGGAGTAGCTCCTGGTGGAGGTACTACCCCAACAGTATTTAGTAATCCTGCTTCAGGAACAATTGAACCAACATACGTACCTACTAAGTTACAAATACAACTTACATGTATTCCTGTTACTAGTAGAAAAGATATTAGTGATAGATTTAGCTTCAAAGATTATGCTACAGGTAAATTATTACGCGGTAGTCAAACAAGTAACGCAGGAATTTGGTAATGGCAATTAATACAATATACCCAGCAACAAGTCCGTATTATAATACTGGCGTTACAAATGCCAAGTTTTTAGATTTTATGGTTTACAGGCCTATTCCAATGTTTCCAAGCGATGTATATATTGTTCTTACAGAAACATATCAATACAGACCTGACTTACTAGCTTTTGATTTATATGGAGATAGTAAATTATGGTGGGTATTCGCACAACGTAATCCAAACAGACTAGGTAATGATCCATATTTTGATTTTGTTACTGGTTTAGGAATATATGTTCCAAAATTAGAAACATTAAAACAAGTTTTAGGTATTTAAATGGCAGAATTAACTGGATCAGCAGACGGTGACAGAACCAGCGGTGATGCGTCTGTATTGGAATATATAACAAACCAAAACAAAACTCAAACTAAAAATACTGTACCTTCAAATCCAGGTCGTAGGCTTTATAATCCATTAAGTCAATTTGCTAGTTATACCTATAATTTAAGTTTGTATATGGTAACTCCTGAAGCATATGATGCTTTTATACAATCAGGAAGAAGGAATATTAATGCTTTCGCACAAGCTTCAGCAAATTCAAATCAAGAATTTGCGGCAGGGGTATATTTAATTGCTCAAAGTGGGGGTATTAACAATACAACATCTAGGCGAGCACCTGGATTTAATTTAGATTATTATATTGATAATTTAAAAATGACAAGTTTAGTAAGTTTTAGCGAGACACAATCGGCAACCATTTCAACTAAAATGTCGTTTAATGTTTATGAACCATATGGTTTCAGTTTTGTTAATAACTTAAAAAAAGCACAAGATGCTCTACAGGAATACGTTGATGCTACTGGTAGAACTCAAAAGGGTTTATCTAATCCTATAAGACAATTTTTTGTATTAGGTATCAAATTTATTGGGTACGATCAAAATGGAAATATTGTAGATACTAGTACAAGTTCATTTAGTGATGATCCTGCTGCTCGTGGTGGAGTATTTCAAAACTTTTTTGATATTGTATTAACAGAGGTAAAATTTGAAATAACTGGTAAAATGACAGTTTATACTGTAACAGCATCAAGTTTACCTAGTAATGAAGCATTTGGAATTAAACGTGGTCTAATTGATTTGGGTGCCAGTTTTGAGGCTACTACTGTATATGAAGCTATAGAAAAATTAAAGGAAAAACTTAATCAGGATCAACAAAATTTATTATTAACTGATCCCCCAGGAATCGTACATCCTGATGTATATGATTTTAAATATTTGGATGATATGGAAGAAAGATTTAAAACTAGTATAGTAGTTAGTGAAGCTGATTTACAAAAGTATACTTGGGGAGGTTCGGGTGTAAAAAATTCAACTGAAGTAAGTGAAGAAAAATCAGGAACTGTACCTAATAATAAAAAAAGACAATTTACTTTTCAGGGAACTACACCAATAATTCAAGCAGTTAATCAAGTTGTTAGCCAAAGTAGTTATTTAGAAGATGCTTTAAAAGTTGTATACACAACAAATTTACAAGCTAACCCGCAAAAGAAAACCGAAAATCAAATTGATCCTAAAAGTAAAATTCCAGTTCGTTGGTATAATATAAGTGCCGTTATAGAAAATGCTAAATGGGATAATCTACGTAGTGACTTTGCTTATAATATTACATATATTATTAGTCCTTATGATACACCAGTTATACAAAACTCTATAAGTAATCCTGGAATAAAATATTATGGACCACATAAAAGATATAAATTTTGGTATACTGGAAAAAATTCAGAAATCATCAATTATAAACAAACTTTAAATACTCAGTATTTTAACGTAGCATTAAATACTGCGCTTACAGATGGTATAGGTACAGGTGGTCCTGTTGATATACCACAAAAATTTAATCAACGTATAAACCAACCACATATAGGAAGATTAAATGTTGGTATGGAAGCACAAAATGCTTATTTAAATAATTTGTATAGTCCTAGTGATTGGGCCGAAGCTAAAATTACAATACTAGGAGATCCTGATTATTTAATAAGCGATAGTGAACTGCCTACAAGTGCTCAAGCTGTTTACAGTAAATTTTATGGTAGTGATGGATTTACAATTAAAGCAAATGGTGGACAAGTTTTTATTGAAATTGATTTTGTTGAAGCAGTTGATGTTGATAATAATAATGGATTAATTAAATTAAATGATAGAATATTGTTTTGGCGTTATCCTGAAGATATTAGTAAAATTGTAGAAGGTGTTAGTTATAGAGTTTTGGAGGTAGAAAGTATTTTTCAAAATGGTAAATTTACACAAGTTTTAACTTGTAGTATTAATACTTTTGATGATGCTAAACCAACTGAGGGTACAGGACGTGATGATGGAAGTTTTGATACTGCTGAAAGTAGAAGATTAAGTAATCGTCAAGTACCAGGTTCACCTTCTGCTCCAGGTTCAAGTGGTGGAGGAACATCAACAACAGGATCGACAGGCTTGAGGGGCGATCCTCCTGTAGCTTCATCAGTTGCTAATGTAGGCGCAGCTCCTTCTAATCCATCTACAATAAACAATCAACCTGTAGCAGGAACAAATGATGATGACAATCCTGGACAAGGTTCAGGAATGGGACCCTAATTAGGAAGAATTATGGCAGAAAATGTTTTTAAGCCACATGGAGTATTAGCAGCAGCTACACCTGATTCAGGAGGCAAAGCTCCAACACGCACTGTTCCTTTGCTTGCTATTGTTAAAGATAATATCGATCCAAATAGATCAGGTAGAATATGGGTATACTTAAGCGATAACTCAGGCAAGGATCCAGAGGATAGAGGTAATTGGGTACAAGTAAATTTCTTAAGTACATTTTATGGACAAACAATACCCTCAGCAAATAATGATAACTTTGGTACTTATAAAAACAATCCAAATAGTTATGGGTTTTGGCATAGTCCGCCTGATATAGGTACAGTAGTTGTTGTATTGTTTATTGATGGTGATCAGGGTAAAGGATTTTATTTAGGTAGTATACCTGACCCAAGTGCTTTACAAATGATTCCTGCTATTGGAGCAACTGACAATATTGTAGCAAATTCAGGTGAAGCAGAAAGTTATGGTGGTGCTAAACGACTTCCAGTAGCAAATATTAATAAAAATAATCCAAGTATAGAAAATAGTATTGATTTTGTAACTGCTCCCAAACCTATTCATAGTTATGCTGCCGCAGTTTATACGCAACAGGGTTTGATTCGTGACACAGTTCGTGGTCCAATTAGCAGTAGTGCCCAACGTGAAACACCTAGTCGTGTTGGATGGGGAGTTAGCACACCAGGAAGACCGATATATGAAGGAGGTTTTACTGATGATTCTTTAGTTGAAAATCTTTCAGCAGAGAATCGTCAAAACTTAAAAATTGTAGGCCGTCGAGCTGGTCATAGTATTGTTATGGATGATGGAGACATAGTAGGACGTGACCAATTAATAAGAATACGTAGTACAAAGGGTCATCAAATATTAATGAGTGATGACGCACAAACACTATTCATTATACATAGTAATGGACAAAGTTATATAGAATTAGGCAAAGAAGGTACTGTTGATATTTTTAGCACTAATAGTTTTAATGTAAGAACACAAGGTGATTTAAATTTACATGCTGATAATAACATTAATATTCATGCTGCTAAAAAATTAAACATTCAAAGTGAAAACTTTCACATGAATACTGATCAGGATTTCCTTCAAAGAGTGGGAGGAGACTATAACTTAAATAGTTTAGGAAAATTGCTTACAAAAGTAGACGGTAGCATGAGTTTTCAAAGTGCAGGAGATAGTTCATTTGCAAGTGATGCTATTACATATATAAATGGTAAATCAAAAATAAATTTAAACACTGGTTCAGCAAGTAGTAAGCCTGCTGAAGTTAAACCTGTGCCTATTATCGCACAAATTGATACACTTTATGATGAAAAGAAAGGTTATGCTGCATCACCTGGAGGCCTACTTACTATAGTAAGCAGAGCACCTGCTCATACACCATGGGCTAATGCTAACCAAGGTGTTGACGTAAAAGTTAGTCCTAACGCTGCGGATAATACTCCACAACCAGCAAGTCAACCTGTTGAACAAGCAAATCAAGCAGCACAAAGTTCTTCAGTTACTCCAACAAGTGTTTCAACAAGTTCTACAGTGCCAAATGTTCCAGCTGTTAGTCAAGCAATTGATAAAGCAACAACAAGCGTAGCTTTAAGTCAGATGGCGGTTGATGCTGCTACCGGTCCAGCTAAAGATGCTGTAAAACAAGGTATAGCAGTAGTTACTGAAGGATCAAATAAAGTTCTAGCTGTTGGAGCATTTGCTATGAATCCACAGCAAATGGAACAAAGCGGTCTAATAAAACCAGGTAGCGCTCCTTTAATTAATTCATTAATATCAAGTGGAAAAACTCCACAGCAATCATTACCAAGTTCATTGTTTACAGGAATAGCTGGAGTACAAAATCTTACACAATTAGCAACTAATGTAACAGGTCAAGCATATGGCGTGGTAAGAAACTTACAACAATCTCAACGAGCATTACAACAAGTTGGTTTATTATCTGGTAAGGAAAGTAGCGTACAATCTCTTGGTTCAGTAATGGCAACTGCTACACAAGGTATTGCTAAGGTTACAAGCACAATACGCACTGTACAAGGTTTAAGTAATATTGCCAATGCTGCTGTAGCAGGAGCTAACGGAAATGTATTGGGTGCCATAGCAGCAGGAACTTTTGCTGCTAGTTTAGCACAAAGTAAGGTTAAAGGTTTAGCTGGCATTAATCAAGCTTTAGGAGCAGCAGGCAAAATACAAACACTAGGTGGATTGAATGCTGCTGCTAAAGGTATTGCTGCTGCTGCGTTTGATAAAATCTTAGGTGGATTTAAACCACTTAAGCCCGGTGTCCCTCAAAATTTATATAATATTGCTAGACAAAATTTAGTTTCATCAATTGGGCAAGCAAGCGTTAACACTTTATTAGGTGGTCCTTCAGTGGGAGGTAATTTAAGTGAAATAGCAGCCTCAGTTGCTAGTAATACATTACGTGGAGCAACAGCAAGTTTAGCAAGTGGTATGAGTAATTTACCAGGTGGATTAAGAGTTGCTGCGGCAGTGGTTAATAACAGTTTAACATATAATACATTACCAGGATTAAGCAATGTAAGTGGTTCTGCTACTAATACAGGCACAGCGATTTTAAATGCCTTTAGTCCAGATAATCTGTTAAGTGCTACTGCTAGAACTTTTGCTCCTGCTATAAATCCTATCATAGGTGCTGCTACAAACATTACCAATATAGCAAATAGCTTCTTGCCTAAAGACGCACAGCTTAAATCACCTGGAGCATTATTAGGTTTAGCAAATACTGGATTACCACAAAGTGCGGTAGCTCAATTGACTGGAGCATTAAGCGCATTAAACTTTGGTGGAGGAAATCCTGTAAAAATGCCAATTATCGGAACCGAGACATTTAATAGATCAGGACTTAATACACAAATTGTAAGTGTGTTAGGTGATCCAAAGATACCTCCTCCAACTTTTAGTGATTACCCTCTCGAAAGAGATCAAGCGGTACAGGCACTTGACAAACAAAACCAAAAGCTTCTTGACGAACTTGCTGAACGAAAAAAAGTAAACGATAGATTTAATAAACAATTGGAAGTGGCTAAAGTAGCAAAAATAGCATGGCTTGAAGCTAAAAATTCATTACCAGAGGGTGATCCTGCGGTAGCGGAATTAAAACAAAAGTATGATGATGAAGTTAAAAAGTTATTAGACATACAAAAAGAATTTGATGCTTTGATAAGTAAATAATTATACTAGGATATATTATGCCATATTATGTAGGATTCAGTACACAAAACGCTTGTAAACCAAGAACTACTAATCTTGCTGCAGGCTCCGCAGGTGGTTTCGGTGGTGTAACTGGCACAATTGTTATAGGAAAAAAATTTAGAAATACTGACTCAGCATTGGTTCAACAAGATTTGTTAAATGCCTTTAATATTAAAAAAGGCGAAAAAGTAGGTCAACCTAATTATGGTACTACAATATGGGATTTTATTTTTGACCCCAATACGGCTGATGATCAATTTGCGTTAGAAAATGAAATACGTAGAGTAATTAGTTTAGATCCTCGCATACAAGTTAATACTGTAAAGTGCTATCCTAAAGAGAATGGAATACTTGTTGAAGTAGAAATTGCTGTGAGTCCTTTTAATGAAGCAACATTATTAGGATTGTTTTTTAATAACGCTACAAACACTGCTACATTCCAAAATTCATAAAAACACTACTATTTTGGTATGATAAATACTAAAAAGAGAAAGATATGGCTATAAGTTCACGACAATCAGCACTTTTTGGGGTAAACGACTGGAAAGCTATTTACCAAACTTTCCGTGAAGCAGACTTTCGCAGTTACGATTATGAAACACTGCGTAAAAGTTTTATTGATTATTTACGAGTTTATTATCCCGAAACATTTAATGACTATATTGAAAGTAGTGAGTTTATAGCATTACTTGATGTTATGGCATTTATGGGCCAAGGTTTAGCGTTTCGTAATGATTTAAACGCACGTGAAAACTTTTTAGATACTGCTGAACGCCGTGATAGTGTAATTAAACTTGCAAACTTAGTAAGCTATACACCGAAGCGTAATATTGCTGGTCAAGGATATTTAAAAGTTACAAGCGTTCGCACAACAGAAAATATTATTGATTTGAATGGTTTAAATTTATCTAATAGTACAATTTTATGGAATGATACTGCCAACCCAAATTGGCAAGAACAATTTAATGCTATCATTAATGCTACTTTAATTAATCCACAAAGAATTGGCAGACCAGGCAATGAGGCAGAAATAGTTGGTGTTAATACACAAGAATATTCTATGAGTATTCCAGCTACAAGTTTACCAGTTGTACCATTTCAAAGTACAGTAGATGCTATATCAATGAATTTTGAACTTGTAAGCGTAACAAGTTTAAATGAAGATTATATTTATGAAATACCTCCTGCCCCAACTGGGAAGTTTAATATACTATATCGTAATGACCAATTAGGATTTGGTAGTCCTGAAACTGGATTTTTCTTTTACTTTAAACAAGGAACACTACAAGCTGTAGATTTTAATTTTGAACAACAAATTAGCAATCAAACAGTTAACATAGATATACAAGGTATTAATAATACCGATACTTGGTTATATCAGTTGAATACGAACAATAATAGTAAACTGCTATGGAAGCAAGTAGAAAATGTTTACGCTAATGCCTATCTACAGACTGAAAATAGCATACGTAATATTTTTTCAGTAGACAGTAGATTTAATGATCAAGTTACTTATGTATTCGGTGATGGGGTGTTTAGTCAAATACCTGTAGGAACTTTTAGAGCATATGTTAGAAGTGGTAACGCATTAACATATACAATTGATCCAAATGAAATGCAGGGACTAAGTGTAACATTTACATATGTAAGCAGAACAGGTCGTCTTGAAAATATTACATTTGTATTATCATTAACTTTGCCTACAAGTACAGCACAAGCACGTGAATCATTAGCTGAAATAAAACAACGTGCTCCAACACGTTACTATACACAAAATCGTATGGTAAATGGAGAAGATTATAATAACTTTCCATATACATTATACAATAGCATTATTAAAAGTAAAGCAATTAATCGTAGTAGTATTGGTGTAAGTAAGAACTTAGATTTATTAGATCCAACTGGAAAATATAGTAGTATTAATACTTTCGGGACAGATGGAGCATTATATCAAAACACTAATCCAGCAAGCATTGTAAGATTGTTTACAAATTCAAGCGCCATTCGTGCTTTTATTGTAGAGTTGGCATCACTGTTGGGTGGTAATAATCCTATACAATATTATATACAAAACTATCCTAGATATAGTATAAGTTCAACTGTATATTGGCAAACAAGCACAGTTGACGCAAGTAGCAATACTGGATATTTTTACACACTAAGTGGAAGCACAAAAGTTCCTGCTACTGTTAATACACTTGCTACTAATAATTTAAAGTATGTTACCAATGGAGCAATCGTGAAATTTGTAGCACCAGCTGGTTACTATTTTAACAGTGAGTATAGACTAGTAAGTGGTATTCCACCGGCAAATGCTATCACACATATTTGGACAACTATGCTAAATGTTATTGGTGACGGAACAAATAACGGTTTAGGTAATTTTGTAAATGGAACAGGTCCTGTTACAATAAATGGATATATTCCTACTGGTGCTATAGCAACAACAGTTATTCCAGTTTTTGATAATACTTTTAGTACAACGTTAATAAACGAAATAGTTTTAAAAATGGAGTTATTACAAGATTTTACTTTAGTGTTTGATAACTCTTTACTTGTTACCCAAGAACGATGGGCAGTGGATGATATAGATAATACAAATTGGTTTGTCAAAATTACATCAAATGGCAGTAACATTTATACAACGCAATATAGGTCATTGGAATATTTGTTTGGTAGTGTTAGTCAAACACGTTTTGTTTATAGTCAAAATGAATTAGTTTATGATCCATTTAGTGGTAAAGTATTACAAGATTTTGTAAACATACTGAACATTAACTCACAACCAAACTCAACAACAAGTTTGGGAGTTGATTATAAAGTTAATATTGTAGGACAACAAGTTGAGAGTGATGGATATGTAAATAATTTTGAAGTTGAAGTAGCAAGTACTGATACGAACAATTCACAAGTTATTGTTAATCCTGATTTTTTTACTGATGTGACAGGTTATGTAACTGGAGCAAGTAATATTGGAATTTATGCGTTCTTTGAAACTGTACAGGATCCATTAAACTTAACAAAGTTACAATTAATTCCTAGCACTGATGTAGCATATCAGTATCCAACTAAGGCGCAAGTTGAAGTTGTAAAATATGATTATCCACTTGGTCAATTATTTTATGCTTATAGTGACAATAAGTTTTATAAAACAGTACAAGAAACAACAGTGACAACTCCAAGCTATGTATTAGTTGAGCAAACTAACTATAGCGTGCAACCAGGTCGTCAAGGTTTAAGTTATCAGTATAGACACAACAGTAACAATACAACACGTATTGATCCAGCCACAAGCAACATTATTGACATTTATGTAGTTACAAATGCTTACTATCTAGCATATCAAAATTATATACAAGATAGTACAAATACTGTTCCTGAACCCGATATGCCAACCATTACTGAGTTACAAACAGCATATGGTCAGCTTAATGATTATAAAATGTTAAGTGATAGTATTGTAATGAATAGTGTAGTTTTTAAACCATTATTTGGTGCTAAAGCAGCTCCTGCGTTGCGTGCCACAATTAAAGTTATTAAAGATAGCACAACAAATGCTAGTGATAGTGAAATTCGCAGTGCAGTTTTAACAGCTATGAATAATTATTTTAGTATTAATAATTGGAACTTTGGAGATACGTTTTACTTTAGCGAACTTAGTGCTTATCTACATACAGAATGCGGAGAGTTAATTAGTAGTGCTGTATTAGTTCCAAACGATCCTACTATGAGTTTTGGAGATTTATATGAAATAAAATGTCAACCATATGAAATTTTTGTAAACGCTGCCACAGCAAATGACGTACAAGTAATACCAGCATTAACGCCTAACCAACTTCAGATAAGATAACATGAAAATAAGAACATTAAATTTTTTACCTGAGATTTTTCAGACTTCAACTAATAGACAATTTTTAAATGCCACACTAGACCAACTTGTAAATGGTCCTGATTTAAAAAAGATTGAAGGTTATATAGGTAGCACATTAGGTTACGGAATTAATGCCAATGATTATTATGTAACAGAACCAAATAAAACAAGAACAGATTATCAATTAGATCCTGGAGTTGTTTTCACTAAACCAAATGAAACTGTTGCTAAAGATTTTTTAAGTTATCCAAGTATTTTAGACGCATTAAAATTACAAGGTGGGATTGTTGACAATAATAGTAGTTTGTTCAGTGCTCCATTCTATAGTTGGGATAGTTTTTGTAATTTAGACCCATTAATTAATTATAATGAATATTATTGGTTGGCTGAAGGTCCACCAGCTGTTATTGTAAAAAGTGGAACAGTATACCCTGAAGCTAACTACACTGTAACAAGTTCAAACGCCACTTATAGTTTTCAAGTTGAAGGTGAAAACAATGTAGAAACCAATAACCCAATTATTACTTTATTACGTGGTGGTAGCTACACTTTTCAAGTAAATCAAGAATCAGGTTTTTTCATACAAGGTGAACCTGGTGTGTCTGGCACAAGTTTGTTACAACCAAACCTAAATGTACGTGATATATTAGGTGTGACAAACAATGGTGACAATTTTGGTACAATTACTTTTAATGTACCACAAAAAACAGCACAAGATGAATATAATTTTCCAAGTTCTTTAAATGTAGATTTAGTATGTACATTACCATATACCTCAGTTAACGGACAAACATTAAGTAGCATAGGCGGCAGTATTGATGGCGTTACACAATTAAACGGACTTAACATATTATTTTATAATACAGGTTCAGGAAATTTTGCCGAAACAACTAATTTTTATACGATTACAACTAGTGGCAGCCCAAGTAATCCAACAATAACATTAAGTGCTGGTACAGCTATTCCAACAAATGTTAAACTTAATGTACAATATGGTACAGTTTATTTAGGTCGTACATTTTATCGTAGTGTCGGTGGTGTAATAACAATTATTCCATATCTTAGTGCTGAACTTGATACACTATATTATCAGGATAGTATTGAACCAAGCAAAGTAGGTATTATTAAATTAGTTGAAAGTAATTTATTAAGTCGTATTAATGTTGATACAGATATTTTAGGTAGAAAAAATTATACAAGTCCCAATGGTGTGGTATTTACTAACGGATTAAAAGTAATTTTTGATGGTGATATTTATCCTACAAGCTACAGTACTGGTGAATATTATGTACAAGGGGTAGGTACAGCAATTGAACTAATTAGCTCAAGTAGCCTAGCTAACTTTGAAGCATATACAGCAGACTTGCCTTCCTTATATGATTTCTTACCATTTGATATTGGCAACTTTGATTATAATTTAAACGTTCCAGTAGAACAAGACTATATTACAATAGCACGCAATGCTATTAATAACAATCCATGGAGCCGCAGTAATCGTTGGTTTCATATTGATGTAATTAAAGCAACTGCTGATTACAACAATGATCCTACCATTGTAACAACATATGGTAGTTATGAAAACAAAGCTAAACGTCCTATTATTGAGTTTTATCCTAACCTAAGATTATTTGATACAGGAACAGTTAGCAAAGGTTTAGTTGACTTTGTTGACGCAAGAACTGGGGACGCATTGAGTTATGTTGCTGGTCAATACAATTATTATCCCGATACCAATGTATATACAACGTATAGTGGCACAGTTAATGGTGTTGTAGCAAGTACATCAACAACAATTACTATTGACAAAAACAATGTAACTGGCACATTTGCTGTTGGTCAGTATATATCTGACATTTATCAAACACCAACAGTAAGTGTTATTCCAAACAATGCAACAATTACAAGTATTACAGGTACAACTACATTAACAATTACAGTTAGTTGGACTGGTAATAAAACATTTTCAACAAAAACTAATGCACAGTTAGTGGCAACAAATGAACCATTGACTTCATATCAATTATTTGATGGTGCCAAAATTGTATTTGTTAATGATAGTAATGCTGCTACTAAATCAAAAATTTATGTTGTAAATTTTGAAAAAGTTGATTTGTCATTGCCACCTGTAATAACATTAACAGAAGCAGTAGACGGACAAGTTTTAGAAGATAACCAATTCACAGCAACACGTGGAGCATTATATATTGGTAGGACATTTTATTTAGTTGGTACTGATTATCAGGTAGCACAAGAAAAATCAAATGTTAACCAAGCTCCATTATTTGATGTATTTGATAAGAATGGAATAAGTTTTGGTAATAGTGAATTTTATTTTGGTACTAGTTTTGTAGGATGTAAACTTTTTAATTATGGTGTTGACGTAGGCATTGATGATCCCATATTAGGATTCCCATTACGTTATAGTTCAATTGATAATGTAGGTGATATTAGTTTTGATGTAAGCTTTAATAGTGATACATTTAATTATGTTGTTAATACAGATCCAATTACAGAAAATGTTAATACAGGATATGTGTATAACTATACTTCACGTACAAATTATGTTAGACAATTGGGTTATCAAACAGCAGTAGGTGATAGTGTACAGTATCAAGTTTTTGAGTTTGATTTTGATATTGCTAATCCAACGTTTACTTTTGTGTGTGATGTACCACTAAATGCATATACTGGTATTGAATTAAAAACTAAAGTAGTTGGTGATAATGCTTCAGAATATGCTATACAAGTAAATGATTTTTATATTACTTGTTTGGGTCGTTATGCCGAACAAGCTGGATTAGATTATTGGGTAGGTTTGTTAGTTAATAATATTTTAACACTTGACCAAGTACAAACTTATATTTGCACTAGCCCAGAAGCATTAAATCCAAGTTGGAAAAACACACCGTTTCCTAGTATAAAAGTTTTTATTAATAATGAATTTCAGTTACCTTCACAATATACAGTAACAACAAATACAACTAGCACAACAGTTAATCTAGTTGTAAATAGTGACATTAGTACAAAAATTCAAATATTGTTATTAAGTAATGTTGTAAGTGAAAATGCTTATTATACTATACCAATTAACTTAAGTAATAATCCATTTAATACTGATATTACTACTGTTAACATTGGTGATATGCGTCAACAGTATCAAAGTATATTTTACAATGCTCCAAGTATAACAGGACAAATGTTCGGGGCAAACAATTTCCGTGATTTAGGAAATCTTGTACCATATGGAACAAGTATCATACAAAATAGTAGTTCATTGGTAAGTCCAGCTAGCTTTTTAAGATTACAAAATCATAATTTATTTGATGCGTTATTATATAATAGCAGACAATATATTACTTTTAAATCATTGTTGGTAGATACTGTAGCACAAATAACAATGAATCAAACTTTTACTCCAAGCACAGTATTGGATAACGCACTAGATATAATGAATGGAAGCAAAACAAATACACAGTCATTCTTTTGGAGTGATATGATTCCTTCTAAGAATGCCTATGTAACTAATTCTTATACATTTAATAATGATTATGATACTAGTATTTTCCCAACTATAAAAATTTATAATTTTAGTAGTGCTAATTATGATGGATTGTTAGTGTATGTATATCGTACAGTAACAGGTGTTGTTGTTGAAAAACAATTATTAAGAGGGATAGATTACACTGTAAGTACTGATAGTCCTAGTATTACTGTAACATATGACTTACAACAGGGTGATATTGTTACTGTAAAAGAATACAATCAAACATATGGTAGTTACGTACCAAATACTCCGACCAAATTAGGATTATATCCAAGTTTTGAACCTAAAGTTATATTAGACGAAAGTTATAGTACACCAACATACTTTATACAAGGGCATGATGGGTCATATAATAAATTATATGGAACTTATAATTTTGTTTTAGGCACATTGGTAGACTTTCGTGACCAAGCATTGCTAGAGTTTGAGAAACGTGTTTATAATAACCTTAAACTAAGTACAGAAGTATTATTGCGTGACTATGAAATATTACCTGGTTTCTTCAGAGACACTACACTTAGTGTAACAGACTTTTTAGAAATTTATAGTGAAAGTTTTTTAAATTGGGTTGGATCAAACAGATTAGATTACAAAACTCAATTGTACAATGCCAATAATGAATTTACATACAACTATTGGCAAAGTGGAAATAAGATTAATGATGACGTAATTTTCCAAGGGTTTTTTAGAGGTGTTAATTTATACTTTTATGACACATCTACACCAAACACAACACCATGGGAAATGTTAGGATTAGTTAGTAAACCAAGTTGGTGGGAGTCACGTTATGGTCCTGCGCCATATACAAGTGATAACTTTATACTTTGGAATGATTTAGCTCAAGGTATAGTATGGAATAATAATGACCCATATGTTGTACAGCAAGCTATTAGACCTAACTTATTAGATATATTGCCAGTTGATACTGAGGGAAATTTATTAAGTCCATTGGCTAGTGTGGTTGGCAACTATGCTGATAATTTATTCAAACGTGAATGGAAAGTAGGCGACGTTGCTCCTGTTGAATTTAGTTATAGAAAAAGTTCAACTTGGCCATTTGATTTGATGCGTATATTCGCACTAACAAAACCTGCAATATTTTTTAACTTGGGCATTGATTTAGACAATTACAAATTTAGTCCTGAGTTTAATCAATACTTGGTTAATGAGCGTAGTCATTTGGTTTTAAGTAATGTAGAAATTTACGGCAACGGTGTTGCTAAAACAAGTTACATTAATTGGATTGTTGATTTTGAAAAACAAGTCGGTAGTAATGTTACAACCAATATAACAAATTTATTAAAAAATTTAGATGTGCGTTTAGTTTATAGAATGGCAGGATTTAGTGATAAAACCTTCTTAAAATTTTTCGTAGAAAAGGGAACACCTAATAGTATTAATGCTTCATTATTAATTCCTGATGAAAGTTACGCATTATTACTTTACGAAAATCAACCATTCGATAAAATATTTTATAGTTCTATTGTTGTTCAAATATTACCAAATGGTTACGCTGTTTATGGTAATTCACAAAATACAGCTTACTTTACTATTTTAACTCCTATACAAAATGGTAACAATGATGATATCGTAGTAGAAGGGACTAGAGTTACTGTAGCAAATGATTATTCAAATAAAAAGGTTATTGTACCATATGGAACTATATTTTATAGTAAACAAGATGTGGCACAATTTATCTGTAGTTACGGCGCATATTTAGAATCACAAGGATTATTGTTTGAAGAAATTGAAAATGGTTTAGAAATTAATTTTAGGCAGTTAACAGGAGAATTCTTATATTGGGCTATTACCGGTTGGGAAGATGGTAATATTGTTACATTAAATCCTGCTGCTAATAAATTATATTTTAATAAAGACAGTAATATTGTACAACCATTAACTGTTCAAAGAAATAATTTTGTATTAAATCAAAATTTATACCCAATACAATTAAATGATTTGTGTATTGAGCGTTATGGTACAGAATTTATTGTAAAACCATTAAATGGCGGTGACGCAATAAGTTATAGTCAATTCAATGTAAGTAATTTTGAACATGGTATAGTATTTGATAATATTACATTATTTGATGATGTTATCTATAATTTAGTAACTGGATTGAGACAAGATAGAATTTTACTGAAAGGTATTAAAACCGCTGAATGGAACGGCACTGTCACAGCTAGTGGCTTTATATTAAATCAAGATAATATTTTAGAATATGATAAAAATAGTTCATATACTAAGGGTGAAATTGTCAAATATAAAAACAAATATTGGACTGCTCTAAAAAAGTTACAACCAAGTGCTAAGTTTGATGAATTAGGTTGGAAAGAAACTGACTATAATGAAATACAAAAAGGGTTATTACCAAATAGCAGTACTCGCAGCTATGAATCAGCATTATACTATAATGTTAATAAAGCAAACTTAGAGCAAGACAGTAATTTACTAGCCTATAGTTTGATTGGTTATAGACCACGTGATTATTTAGCTACAATAGATTTAACGGATACTGCTCAGGTACAAGTATATAAAAACTTTATTCGTAACAAAGGTACTAGAATTGCTGTTGACACATTTAGAGGAGCACAATTACCTCAAGGTGGTATCAAGTATGATGTTTACGAAAATTGGGCAATTAAAGTTGCTGACTTTGGTGGTAATTTAAATGATAACTTTTTTGAAGTAAGATTAAATCAAAATTTATTAACAGGTAATCCAAGCATATTAAGTTTAACAAACGGTGTTCCAACGATTGGCGCACAACAATATATTCCATTATATAAAATATATAACTATGTTAATCCAATTACCAGTGTTGATGTTTTACCAACAATTGAAAGCTACACACCAAGTGAAATATATCCAACTGCTGGTTTTGTGAATTTTAATGATGTTAAAATGTCAAGTTATTTTTATGGTGACTTGCCAAATGCTGTTAGTAAAGAAAATGTTATTGTACCAATTACTGATTTTTACGTAGGTGATTATGTTTGGTTAGCTAACTTTTTAAGTGATTGGCAAGTTTATGGCTGGCAATCAACTGGGCGTGTTGTATCAATGCGTGGTAACTTAAATGGTAGTACTACAATACGTTTTGCTGATGTTCATAACTTGTCAAGACTAGATCCAATAGCTATTATTAATTTTGATGGAGCAGCAAATGGATACTATTTTGTTACATCTATAGTAAATCCATACGAGGTTATTATTAATTTAACACTTGATGTTAACAATAATGTTTTAACAGGTCAAGGGGTTGTATTAAAATTTACATCACATAAAGTACAAAATCCTAGTGACATAATTAATTTAGATTTGCTAACAAGCGAATTTACTAAAAATAAAGTTTGGGTAGAAACTGATACCGATGGAAGTTGGGCGGTATATCGTAAGTCTATAAATTATTCAGGAACTTATTCTTTTGATGAAACTAGTACTGTAAATTATGGATATAGTGTAGCATATGATAACGCATTTGGATATTTGGTAGGTGACCCAAATGATGGTACAGTATATCGTTACAATACCAATTTATATACAGGTGAAGTTGAATTAGTACAAATAATTACACATGGTACAAGCTTTGGGACAAGTATTACATATCATAATAATTTTGTAGCAATTAGTGAACCAAGTAGCGGAACTCCTAAGGTTTATATTTATGTAACCAACACCGACAGTGCATTCACAACAGATTTACTTGAAGTACAACAAATTAAAACCCCAGGTGGTTCAAGTAATTTTGGATATAGTATTGATTTCAGCCGTGATGGTAATTACTTATACATTAGTGAAATTTTCAATAGTGCTATTACCAATGACAGAGTTTATGTTTATGTAAAAGAAAATATTCCATTAAGCGCAGGATACTTTGTACCAGGACAGGTTTACACAATTACAAGTATTGGTACAACTAATTTTAAATTAATTGGTGCTACGGATAATTTAGTTGGTATAACATTTGTAGCTACTGGTGTTGGTACAGGAACAGGAACAGCTAATCAAATTACTTATAGACCAAGTACATATACAAGTGGTTATATTACAGCGCCAAGTCCTCAGATTGATTATGGTTATAGTTTAGCAACTGATTATAATGGTGACACATTAGTTGTAGGTGCGCCAAGTTATGATTATAATATAAACACTAGTAACTTCGGACAAAGTTATGTTTACAACAGAACATTACAACAGTTTGAAGTACAGTCAAATTCTATATTGTATGGTTATCAAACATTCAATTTAGGATGGACCCCAACTCAAGTTAGTACATCTGTTACATATGCTGAAAGTGTAAATGATTTTATTACAGTTAATTATGTTGCTGGTATAATTATTGACGCAACAAATATAGTTCAAGGTCTTGATTATAAAATTCTTAGTGTAGGAAGTACATCATTTACAAGTATCGGAGCAAGTGCTAATACAGTAGGTACAACATTTACTGCTACAGCAGCAGGCACTGGCACTGGTAAAGTTTACAGACCATTAACGCCTGTTGTATTTGTGGGTAATTTACTAGATAGTAGAATACAAGAATACAAAGTTTATTTTATTGAGACAATAGAACAAGTTGTTGCTGGTGTAACATTCAAGTTTACGATTAAAGATGATAGAAATAGTAGCACATTGTTAAGTATTAGAACTACTGATTTTTCTTTTAATCCATACCCTACTGTATATTTTCAGACAAATGATTTACAAGTTACTAAAAATGGTACAGTGATAACCAATGAAAATTATGGTGTGGTCGGTAGTAAGTTTTTATACACAAGTCCATTATTAGCAGGTGATTTAATTACTGTTGGTGATAGTAAATTGTCACTTATTCAAACATTAGAAGCATCAAGTACCCCAACACCAGGTGTAAGTTACGGATACAGTGTTGATACAACAAAATATGCTAGTGAATTATTAGTAGGTGCTCCATATGATTTGAATAATCAAACACAAGAAGGTGCTGTATATCGTTATACAAATGGTGGTGGTAAGTATGGATTGATTATTGGTACAAGCACTGTAAACGTAACAGCACAAAGAAAGATTTATCTAAATGGTTTTGAAGTTACTATTCCATCAGGTAGTAATGCCAGTGGAGTTGCTAACGCAATTAATTCTTTACAATTACCAAATATACAAGCCAGTACTAGCAATAACATGTTAATGATTGGTATTATTGATAGTAACCTAGCAGTACCAAACGAAAAACTATTATTAAGTGTATTTGATAATGCGACAACAACATTAAGTGAGCTTGGATTATCAATTTATACTGAAACACAAGTAATATTATGTCCACATGCTGATGGAGCAACACAATTTGGTAGTGCTATTAAATTTAATGAATCTGATAGTGTAATAATTAGTGCCCCAGTAGGAACACGTTACGTGTTTACATCATTTGATTTTACGGATGACGAAAATTTTGATAATGATACAGTGTTTGACAATAATAGCACACAGTTTATAGACAGCTATGATAATGCGGGTGCTGTATATATGTTTGATTATTTGCCAACATATAATGAAAGTTTATCAACACCAGGAAACTTTGTATATGCTCAAAGTGTAAATGACACTAGCACTGATTATGGCGCAAGTCCAAGGTATGGTAGCAGTGTAGATTTTAACGAGTATAATGTAATTGTAGGTAGTCCAAGATATAGCTCAGGTTCTATTGATGGGAAAGTAAATATTTTTCAAAATGTCTTAGGAGTTAAAGATTGGAGTGTTTATCGCACATCTAGTAAAGTAGTTGATATTGAACGCATACAAAACATACAAATATATGATGTTACAACTAATAACACACTAGTAAATTTAGACTATATTGATCCATTACAAGGTAAAATTTTAGGGGCTGCTAGACAAAATCTTGATTATATTAGTAATATTGACCCAGCAAAATACAATAGTCCAGATAGTGATGTAAATGGTCTTGTTTGGGGAGCTGAAAATGTTGGTAAGTTGTGGTTCGATACAGACAATGTAAGATTTGTAAACTATCATCAAAATGATGTAAAATATAACAGTAAATATTGGGGGACTGTATTTCCAGGCAGTGATGTTGCGGTATACAGTTGGATTGTAAGCGAAGTACAACCAAGCGAATATATTGGTCCAGGTACCCCATATGATAATACGTTGTATGTTGAACAATCCGTTATAAATGCTGCTAACCAATTAGGTACAGTTTACTATTTTTGGGTTAGAAATACTAACATTGTTTTCACACAAACTAATAAAACTTTAGCAGATAGTGTAGTAGCTAGTTATATACAAAGTCCAATACAATCAGGTATAAGTTATTTTGAACCATTATTACCTAATACATATGGTTTATACAATGTTCAACAATATTTAAATGGAGTTGATAGTATATTACATGTTGGATATACAACAGGACGTAGTAGTGATTCTCCTCATAGTGAGTATACTTTAGTACGTAGTAATTTTGCTGATGACTTCTTACCAGGTGTGCCAACTATCATACCTGATACTGGTACCCCAATTTATGAACAAGAACCAACTGGTCTATATGCTAGATTGTTAGCAAGTTTGAGTGGTACTGATAATGATGGTCAGGTTGTCCCTGATTTTTATTTACCACCTGCTGTACAATCAGGGATTGAAGTAAGACCAAGACAAAGTTTCTTTTACGATAGATTATTAGCATTAAAAAATTATATAACATATGCTAACACAGTTGTTAAGCAATTTCCCATTATGGAAATTAAACCTGATTTAAGTTTATTGTATAGATCATTTAGCTTAGGAACAAAATTAGTAACAACAGTAGATGCTCCATTAGCTGAATTTTATAGTGATCAAGTTAATAACTATTATGTAGAATGTTTGGGTCGGTATGCTGATCAAAATGGTTTAGATTTTTGGGTAGAGATACTAGTAAATAGTTTTCTAACAACTGAACAAGTTCGTGCTGAAATTTGTAGTAGTCCTGAAGCATTAATCTTAGGTCGCAGAACACCATATGATGTGACAAACTATTGGACTACTATTAATTGGTGGGCACCTGGGTATGATGATAATACAAAAGCAGCATATCAGATACCAAATTATGCTGATTTAGCTACACTTAATGTACCGCGTGGTACAATTGTTTTAGTTGGGCAAAACGTTGGTAGTCAAGAATATTATATCTATGAGCCTAGCTTAAGTATTGGAACCGAGTTAACAACTACTGTAACAGGTGCTAATGCCACACAATATGCTACATTAGTAAATGAAATCTATATAACTTGTTTAGGTCGTTATGCTGAACAAGCAGGATTAGATTATTGGGTAAATATTTTAGTAAATGGTCTTGCTAGTTTAAATGAAGTTGAATCATATATTTGTAGCAGCCCGGAAGCACTTACAAGAGCCACAAATCCAAATTGGCAAAGAATTGGATTACAAAATGGTACCATAGAGTTTAGTTCATATCTTTATGATTATCCAAGTGGTAAGATTGGGTTTGGAGACAATTTCTTTGATGTAAACGATTTTGATCAATATCCATCTAGAGAAACTTATTTTATTATCAGAGCATTATGTGAACAAATCTATACTGAAGAACTATTAATATTTAGAAACAAGTCTTTAGTATTATTATTTGATTATATCCAATCAGAAACTATACAATCACAAAATTACTTACCATGGTTAAACAAGACCAGTTTAGTTGATGTAAGTCATACAATACGTGAATTGTTGCCTTACGAAAATTACAAAACAGACAACCAAGTATTTTTAGAAAATTATATTGAAGAAGTTAAACCTTATCATGTAGTTGTAAAAGATTTCTTATTAAAGTATACAGGTCGTGATATCTATGAGGGTAATGTAACTGATTTTGATTTACCAAGTCAATATAGTGTAAGCGAACAGCAGTTTATAACACCCATGTTAGTTTACAGTAATCCTACAGAAAATAATCAATACCTTCCAACAAGCATTATTTGGGACACAGTACAATATAAACAATGGTTTCAAAATAAAGGAGTCAGCTTAACCACAATTAGTAATTACCCAGCTACTTTACTTAATAGCTATGTTGATACAAGTAGTTCATATTTGTATGTTGACAATGTAAATGGTTTTCCAACTACAGGCGTGTTTCAAATTGATGATGAACAGATTGCTTACTACGAAATTGATACTACAACCAATAAAATTAGCCAATTAGTACGTGGTTGGAACGGAACATCAATAGCAGTACATTTACCAGGTACAATGTTGTACTTACAATTACCTGAGGTTGTTGTATTGTATGGTGGTCGTGGTTATACAGAACCACCAAGAATTACAATAGATTATACAAGCACATATCCTGTACCTAGACAATACATTGAGTTAGAACCTGTAATGAATATTGATGTTGTACAAACGATCAATGTTATAAATCCAGGTCAAGGTTACATGAATGCTCCTGTAATCAATGTTGAACCAAGTATAATAGCTACGTTTAGTAGTAGCGATGTTAACGCAACGTATAGTGTAATAAGAGTATTTGCTCCTGGACTACAAACAGGCGATTTAGTTCAATATAAAGTTGGAACTGGAAACAAGATTGGTGGTTTAATTGATGGACAATGGTATTATATAAATGTTTTATCATTACAGCCTAGTGGTATAATAGGGCTTTATACTACCTTACAAGATGCTACACTTGATACCAATCGTGTTACATTTTATTCTACAGGTACTGGAACTGGTCATACATTGAATTTAGGTGCTAGAGCTATTCCAACACTTACATCGACACCAACACGTGAGTTAATACCTACATTACGATTTGATAGAACAAGTTATACACCACAGGTTACAGATTGGACTGCGAATACATTTTATGCTGGTGAAATAGCAAGCAGCACAGGATTAATTTCCTACTCAAGTAGCAGCATTAAGTTACAAAGCACATTGCCACCAATCAATAATATTTTAGCAAGTACAAGTGATGTAATATTAGTAATTAATGATGTGACAAATGATAGATTAATTACTTATAGTGAGTTCCCAAGACGAGTTGTTGGAACAAACAGTGGTACCAATACAGTTGTAATACTACCTTATGATGATGGAGCAGGTTTTGATACGGCATCAGGTTCAACATTTGGATTTACAATTGGTATGCCAATTATATTCCAAGGACCATTACAAGGTGGCATAACTCCAAACGTAACATATTATGTTGCTAGTATAGTAAGTTTAACAGAATTTACAATCAGTGAAGATCAGTTTGGTCCAACATTTACATTAACAACTTCAACTATTCCAGTAATACCAGGAGCTAGAGCGTATGCTGGTACTATCACTGACACAGCAATTTTAGATGTTTATTATCCTAGAATACAGCAAGTTACACAAACTTTAAACAATCGTGTTTATAGTAGCCCTACTCCAATTGGAACAGCAGGAACTAACACATTATATTCTGGCGTAAGTTTATTATTTACTGGTACACAGTTTGGTAACATCATTGCTAATGAAAATTATTTTGTAAGTGCTGTTTTTGATGATGAATCCTTTACAATATCACATCATAGTACCACAACACGCACAAGTGTAAGTAGTACAAGTTCAACTGGTAATTTAATTACAGTAGAAAGCAATACAGATTTTGCTTTTGAAGATCCAGTTGTTTTCACAAACTTTGTGTTTACTTCAGGTAATTTTGTCATTGGTCAGACATACACAATTTTAACATTGGGTAATACTGACTATACTTTATTGGGCAGCTCATATAATATTATAGGACAAACATTTGTAGCAACAGGAACAGGTGTTGTAAATGCGGGATCATTTGTTCCTGGTTTGCAATATACAATTAAATCTGTAGGTAGTACTAATTTTACATCAATAGGAGCAACCAGTAACACGGTTGGTGTTAAATTTATAGCTACTGGCGTAGGTTCAGGTTCAGGAACAGCAACACAAGGTATTGGTACAGCAAGTACAAATACATTTGGTGGATTAACATCAGGTACATTATATTATATAAGTAGCATTGTTGGAAGCACACAAATAACTGTTAGCACTTCAGCAGGAGCAAGTAGTTTAGCTCTTACAAACCAAGTAGGTAGTGCTTACCTGTATAACCAAAGTTTAATTGACCCGTTATCTAACGAAACTGGTAATATGACTATGATGGTAGCATTACCAGTAAGTCCCGGTATTGTAAACGGTCAAGAATTTACTATTTACGAAACAACCAAACAATATCCAAACTTAACTCCATCGAATACAGAGTTGTGGGGTCGAACAATAAATGCTACAATAGGTGGACCAAACAGTACTGCTAATAAAATAGCACTAAAGAAACCAAGCCCAAGTGTTAATGGTGCTGATTATGTTTATCTTAATATGCCATTAAGAATAACAGGTACAGCACTGGGAGGGTTAGCAACTGGTACTACATATTATGTAACTGATTATAGTGGTCGTATTGATGTTCAAACAGGGATAGTAACACCAAGTTTAATTGTAGATGTAATACAAACTACTGCTCCAAACACACTAAGATGTGTTACTTCTGAAAACTTGTATATTGGTATGCCAATAGTCTTTTCAGGGCAAGGTTTAGGCGGAATTATTATTGGTGTTGAATATTTTGTTACATCAATTAGTTATACTCCAGGTAATAATAGTTTTACAATTAGTGAAACCTTAGGTGGTCCTAACTTTACTGTAACAAATGATACAGCAGTAATGCGTGGTACAGGTGATGAGTATATTAAAGTATCAACTGTAGTAGAAGGTACTAGTGTTACATTAACACAGGCTATTGGGCCAACCACAATAGGGCAAAACTCTAATACACTTACAAGTCCTACATTTAGTTTAAGTTCTATATTGGGTGGATATCGTGTTGTAATTACTAATCAGGGAGCAGGTTATACAGAGTCCAATGTGTTGACTATACCAGGTACAGCTATGGGAGGAGTAACACCAGATAATGATTGTACTATATATGTGTCTAACGTAGATAGTTTTGGCGAAATTACAAATGTAATCGTGTCAGGAACACCTCCAATAATAAGCAACAGTTATTATGTTAAAACAATTAATGCTAATCAATTAGCACTATATAGTGACCCATTGTTGACTATTCCAGTTGTAGGTGAAACAATTGAAGCAGCAGGTTCATTTACTGTTGGTCAGATTTATACAATTGTTAATGTAGGTACTACCAACTGGAACGCTATAGGATATGTTGGTACAGCAGTAGAAGGTGGGCAGTTTGTGGCTACTGGTGTAGGTACAGGTAACGGCACAGCGTCAACTAGTTCTATACCATACAACGGATTAACAACAAAAACTATTGAATACATTAGTGATACTGGACAAGCTAATAAATTAAGATTGTCAACACCTGACACAAGCTTCTACCAAGTTAATGATCAGGTCTTCTTCTCAGGAAATGTTGGTACACAGATTATTGAATATGTACCTTACTATATTCAAAGCATTACGTCTAATTATTTGATATCAATAAGCGATACCCCTGGAGGTAGTGTAAAAACATTATCAGGTTTTAATACAAATAGTGAAATGTATATTAGTAAGATCGGTGGTATAGCTTACAAACAGGCTCCAATATTATATAATCAAAGCCTAGTTCGCTATAATAATCGTGTTTGGGAATGTTTAATTAGTAATAATGATGATGAGTTTGTTATTGGCAAATGGGAAATTGTTGACAGTGATAGTAGAAAATTAAACGCACTTGATAGAGTAGTTGGATATTATAGTCCAACTATTAATATGCCAGGATTAGATTTGCCACAATTAATGACTGGGCTTGAATATCCAAACACAACCTATTATGGTAATCAATTTAATCCTGCTGATCAATTTACGGTAGATGTTGATTTAAGTGGACAAGCTTTTTATCTGTATGGTTATAATAATACCAGCGTTATCAGTGATGGTTCTAATATTATTATTACAACAAACTCTGCAAACAACAGTTCGTTAATATTAAGTGCTGATAGTGCTAATTATGAGATTGATAATATTACAGTTGTACCAGTTGGATTTACTGATATTGTTTATTCAGGTACAAAATATATTATCACAACAAGTGATAGTAATGCTCCAATGCTTACAAGCACGGACGCAGTTACATGGACTGTTAATGCTAATATTGCTGCTCTAACATCAGAACCAATCAATAGTATAATGTATTATAATGGTAAGTATGTTGCTACGGGGCAAGATGTTTATACGAGCACAGATGGTAATACTTGGACAGCAACTTACAACTTTTCAAGTTCAAGACCAGTGGTATTTAATGAAACTAAACAAATTACTTTGGGAGCTACAAATTATTATAGTGTAGTAGGATCTGCTTATTTTGTTTCAGGATCTCTTTTTGTTCCTCTTCCATTGTTCTTGTATAGCACAAACGGTACAACATGGAGTGGCAGTTTACCAGATTCAAGATATTTTAATTATAGTTTAGCAAGCAATGGTACTGTTATAGTTGGAGTAGGACAAAATGGAATAATTTCACGTAGTACTGATTTAGTCAATTGGTATGGAGTTAACGAAACATTTGCGTTTAGTACGAATGTACCAAGCAATTATTTAAACGTTACAAGCACAGCAGGGTTCCAAGTTGGTGATAGTGTAAGATTTAGTGTTGCTTTTGATGTAATTAATACAACAACAACCTATACAATTAGTAATATTATTAGTAGTACGCAATTACAACTTACAGCAGTTACTTTCTTAACAAGTCCAACAGTATCTTCATATATGTACTTGTACCCACAGACTAGTGACTTAAATAGTGTTCATTATGCTAATGGTAAGTTTATCGCAGTTGGCGATGTTTACTTGGGTGAAGCATTAATTAAAGTAAGTACAAATTCATTATCTTGGAGTATAGTAAGTAGTAATGTACCACACAATTTAAACTCTATCACATATGATAGTGTTAATAGTAAATGGATAGCAGTAGGTGATGAAAACGTTATATTAACTAGTAGCGATAATGGCGTTACATGGGTAAAGGACGCATCGTTTAATACACCCGAACCAATTTATACAGTACAAGGAGACAGTTTCTTAAGTGGTTATGGTCCTGAAGAAATGGTTCCAGGTATTGTTGAGGATAATCTAACCATGTTAGTTAATACACGTCCTGGAACAAATTGGGATGCCACAGTTTATCAAAATGTCGGTTATAATGTAGTTAGTGTCATATTCACTCCTAGCCCAAGCACCCAAGTAACATATAGTTTTGCTAACTATGTAGGTATAACTGCCCAATTGTCACTATTTGTAATTGACGGAACAACAGGATTATCAACATCAATTTATGTAACAAAAAATTACACAGTAGATTGGGTGAACCAAACTGTAACCTTAAATACTACATTAGCAGTTGGCAATAGTTTGCGTATGGATATCTATGAAGTTGGTAATGGAGATCAACTAGTAAAAAGTAATACATTTAATGACCCAATTAGAACAGATGAGAACACTGGATTTAATGAAATTTACTTAAACTGTAATTACAGTAAAACGATTACTAATGGTAGTGGACTAATACAAGATTTACCTTATGTAACTAATGTAAATTGTACACAAACAGAAAGCACATACAATACGATTACTGTAGATAATATCATACCATTTACATTAAACGCTACAGTTAGGTTCCAAGGAACAGTGTTTGGTGGAATTGTTGCTGACACAAATTATTATGTAAAGTTTATAAACGCAGCTACTAATTCTATTGTTATAAGCGCAAGTATATCAGGTGGTCTTGCTGGACCCACATTCGTATTGACTAATGCTACAGGTAATATGACAGCTATACTAAGTTCAGGAGCAGGTGTGCCTTGGACTGACCCGTATGTTCAACATAATGGAAATAGATTGTTGGTTGGACGTACCAATGTTGCGTTGGCTACACGTTCAAGTACAAATACAGTTGTAGTTAGCACAACAGGTGGATTAAACGCAGGGGACACAATTATATTTGATGATAATATGTTTGGAGTTGTTACACCACAAACAAGCTACACAATTTTAAATATTGTTGATGGTACTAAGTTTAGACTTGAAAATCCAAGTAGTCCAGGCAATCCATTAACATTGACTAATGCTACAGGTCGTAGTGTATTTGTAACTAATGACTATGCTATCGGATTACAACCTAATGGCATACAGGCTAAAGTTGTGTTCGCTGATCAATATGACGCAACTACAGATTACTTAGCATATAGTTTCTTTGGTGAAACTGAGCCTGAACAATATGGATATACTTTACCTGAAACAGAGGTATTTACAGCCACTGCAGGTCAAACAGTGTTTACACTAAGTAACTATTGTGCTTATGACAATGTTACTGATGCTATTGTTGAAGTAAACGGATTACGTGTAAGTTCAGGCTACACAATAGATTTTGCTACATCAACAATAACGTTTAGTAGTCCGTTAGCACTAAACACTGTTGTTGCTGTAACAACATTTAATCAAACATTTAGACAATATTTAAACACACAATTCAATATACAAGGTACTGTAGTAAGTATTACAAGCATAGGAACAGGTCCTAATCTAGGAGCATTAATAAATCTATCAAGTACATTAGGATTAAGTTCAGGTGATCCTATACGTATTGGTGGTGTAACAGGTACAACTCAAATAAATGATAGAACACTATATGTAGATGTTGTCAGTCCAACTAGTTATGAGTTGTTTAGTGATCCTGCTTTGTCGGCTGTGGATGCTGTGTCAGTTTTTAGTCCATTTACTGGAACAGGTTATGCTTGGGCTGATCGTACCTTTACATTAGCTACAACAACTACTGTAAGAACATTTGCTACTGTTAATAGAATAAGTGTAGCAAGTATTGATAATTTAGTACCTGGAACCCCAGTCTACTTTACAAGTTCAACTACTGTTAATGGGGACACACTTGTAGGTGGTTTAATTGATAATGATTTATATTGGATCTTAGAAGTTGGACCAAGTATAGCAGCAGGATCATTTATAGTTGGCGAAACTTATATTATTGAAGATTTGGGAACGACCACTAATTGGAATAGCATAGGTTATGTGGGAAGTCCAGTTACTGGTGGAGTATTTACTGCTACTGGTATAGGATCGGGTGATGGAACAGCGTTTGCTAGATCAATTACTGTTAGTACATCACAAGATGGTGATGAATATGTATTGACTTCACAAGTTGGTGTTGTAAATATAAGCCAATTCAGCCAGTATAATGTTGATAGATTATGGGTAACTGTAAATGGCTATCGTGTACCTACTAGCAAGTTACAAGTGTATAATAATAATTTTATAGGTATTGAAAAAGTATTAAGCAGTAGCACAGACTATATAACAATTACAAGTATGATGCCTAGTGCTTCACCAAATGAAGAACTATACTTTAATAATGTAAATCAAAACGGTCTAGCCAGCATTTATAGAAACAGAACTATAGCTATGACTTGGCTAACAGAGGATATTACAGACACTACTGAAACTATAAATGTCTATGATGTTCTTAGATTATTAAACTTTACAAATGATACACAAACTGTACCAGCATTGTCAGGTGGAGTATTTACTTTACCACTTTTTTATAATTCTAACCAAATTTTAGGATACGGAATATACAATAATACATTAAGCATAGCTATTCCTGATAACCTTATTACACAAACATTTGTAGGAAATCAACCTGTATTAGAAATACAGAATAATCCAACTTATATAGCTGCTGGAAACAGTGTTACAATAACAATAGTGTTGGGTGGACTTGTTTACATTAATGGTGAACAAATAAGATTCACTGATTATGATACAGGCACTAACACAATTACTGGTCTTACTAGGGGTGTTAATGTTACTCCAACGTTAACTTTTGTAGACAAATATACGTATATTTACGGTATATTTGAAAATAATCAATTAGCTCCTGAATATTATGACGTTGATTGGAATAGTCAAAATGCGTATATTAATAGTTTGACGAACCCACTACAAATAAGTAATACTTATAGTGCTGAGTTCTTAAGAAGTGGTTAATTTGTTGAGATAAATATAATATGGACAAGAAAAATACACCAATTAAATTATCGGAATTAAGGAAACCCGTTGACACAAAAAAGCCTGACGAGAATGTTGGCTACTATTTTTCCAGTCATATTAAGATACATGATCCAGAGAGTAAGAAAATTTATGTGCAGAAAAGGGCAGATACCTAATGTCAATTATTAATTTATCGTATAAAGTAGAAGGGTTCTTAAAGATTTATGACCCTAACAATAACGAAGTTTTCGTTGATAAAAAGAATGCTATCAATTATGAAAACATGAGTGAGGCCATTGCTGACACATTATCAAGTCGTGGATACGGTGAGATTTATCAAATGGCATTTGGTAACGGTGGTGCTAGCGTAAGTGACACAGGTATTATTACATATTTGCCACCAAATACAACAGGACAAAATGCTGCGTTATATAATCAAACATATCAAAAAGTAGTAGATGATACTAGTGTTTTTAACCTTGATCCAACACGTAATAAAATGACAGTATTTCATACTGCTGGAAGAATTTATAGTGATATTTTAGTACAGTGTTTATTAGATTATGGTGAGCCACCTGGACAAGATGCTTTTGACAATAGCACACAGACAGATAGCAGTTATGTATTTGATGAATTAGGATTACAAGCATATTATGGTACTGATCAAAATGGGTCTGTAATTACTAGATTATTGACTCATGTAATATTTCATCCAGTACAAAAGGCACTTAATAGACAAATACAAATAGATTATACAATACGAATTCAGTCACTTACGAATTTGGTTACGATTTAAAATAAATATGTACGGAGCAACTAGAAAATGGCATATACAATAGTTAAAAGCGATGGTGAAATACTAACAACAATCGCTGATGGTACCATTAATACAACGAGTACCTCTTTAGCACTGCCAGGTAGGAATTACGCAGGATATGGACAATCACAAGATACAAATTTTGTTCATATGGTTGAAAATTTTGCGGCAACTACACCACCTGACAATCCATTAAGAGGACAATTATGGTACAACACAAGTACTGGGACTATGCTTGTATGTCCAACAGATTATGAATCTAATACAGCTAATTGGGTATCATTAGCAACCAGCTCAAGTACAGGTACAACAACATTTGGAAACATAACAGTATCAGGCAATATCACAACGAGTAACATTTCAGTAGGTAACACAATAGCAGCGACAACAGGCACGTTTGTTAACATTACTGTAACAAACACAGCAACTATAGCAACTGGTACCATTACAACACTTAATAGCGGAACAACAAATACAGCAGTCATAACAACAGGAGCAAATACCACAACAGGTACACTAACTGGTACTTGGACTGTAAATGGTACAGGTGGCGCTAGTGGTAATGCTATTATATTAAACACAGGTGGTTTATATGTAGCTCCAACATATAGAATTGTTTGTGATAATTATTATTATTCAAATGGTACGGCTATTCCTTTTGGAGGTAGCTATAGTAACGCTAATGTAGCTTCATACATGCCTGTTTATAATGGAAATATTTTAGCAGCAAACGTACAAACTCCTTTATTAACAACAGGGGCAGCAGCAACAGCAGGTACAATTACAGGCAATTGGACATTAAGTACAGGCAGTAGATTACAGGCAACTTATGCTGACTTAGCGGAACGATTTGAGGCTGATAGCTATTATGATCCAGGCACAGTTGTTGAATTAGGCGGTGATAAAGAAATTACCGCAGTAAAGTATGAGTTAAGCGAAGATATATTTGGTGTGATAAGTGATACTGCTGCTTACTTAATGAACGCAGGAGCAGGTGATGATAACACACATCCTCCAGTAGCAATGAGTGGTCGTGTACAAGTTAAAGTAAAAGGGGTAATCAAAAAGGGAGATAGATTAGTTAGCGCAGGAAATGGTATAGCGAGAGCCGCAAAGCGTGATGAACTTAACCCATTTAACACTATTGGGAGAGCCTTATCAGGTAAAAACACAGAAGGTGTAGGGACTATCGAGGCAATCGTAAGCATTAAGGCATAATAATGACCTACGCACAGAATGGCTTAGTAGAAGCTACAGACTATAACAACTTAGTGGGGACAAGTCCCGGAACCACAGCTAATAGATTAAACACAGTATATGCTGTAGGTGGAGGTAACAGTGGGTACGGACAAACAGCATTAAGTCAAGTTGCTGCAGGGGATACAGTCACAGCCAGTAACTGGTCTAATCTAATAAACAATACATCAAAATCAGCATTACATCAAGGATCAACAATAACAAGTGTTACAGCTCCTGTAGCTGGTGGCACAATAACATATTTAGGTGCTGTACCTACAAATTTAACAACAATATACACAAACAGATTAAATGCTACAGCACAAGGTACAACTTCAAGTAATACACAAACATATGGATCAAGTTGGGGTACAAGTGTTACTTTCACACATTTAATTACTTTTACTAACGGTGATAATGCTAGATATTTTTTTAACGCTGGCGGACAAATAGCAATCAATTGTAGTCACCCAGCAGGATCAGGATTTAATGGAACCATAAGTGGGCTAGCAAGTGCTATAGGTACTGTTGTATTAAGTGCTCCAATAACAGGAACTATTATCATAGCTAGTACAAATTACAACGGTGTAACAAAAATTGGTGGGGGTGGTAATACACCAACAGTATCTACTAATAATGGATATTACGCACTAAACATTTCAAACGCACAAATATTCTCTCAAACAGCAAGTAGTAGTTACTATTATTATTATTATGGATACAATGGACGAATAAGAATTTTAGCAAAATCAAATGGCACGCAAGGGTCTAACAATGATGCAGGTTCACTTATTACATTGTACACAATTTGGGATCAAATTCCTTCAGGTCTAACTATATCAGCAGGATCAGCAACAACTTGTGTTATTAGACCTCCATCAACCAGTAATATTACAAACAGTTGGGGTACTGTAAACATAACAGGAAGTGTTACGGGCTCTTAATTTTTAGATCAATTAAACGTATTCTAAATACTCGACGGAGTAATTTATGGATACTAGAATTTTGGTTGAAGAAGCAAAACAAAGATTTGCCACTCAAATAGCAAAAGATTATCTACAAAACAAATACACAAACAAACTAATTGTAGCAGAGCAAAATGGTCTATGGAAAATTGATATATCATTTATCGCTTTTTTAGAATCTATTACAACTGATACTGCTATTATTACTGACCAATATAAAGTTCCAGTACGTGTGAACGTTAAAGAGTTACTTGAAATTGTTAAAAGTAAATATGATTCGGTTATGCTAGAATGGTATAATGAATATCAAAGTATAGAAAACAAAAGATGAATGGGGTATTACTATTTGCTCATAATAATTCACACTATGATTATTATAGTATGGCAAAACATTGTTGTGAAAGAATAAAACATTTTTTAAATTTATCAGTAACCTTAGTGACTGATATAGAAACATTTAATAACGACAACGATCATAACTTTGACAACATATTACTAGTAGAACCAAACATTGATAATCAAATACGTAATAAAACTTGGATTAATAAAGGTCGGCATCGTGCTTATGAATTAAGCCCATATGATAACACATTATTACTAGACGTAGATTATGTTATTAATAGTGACCAACTACTAAAAGTTTTTAATTTTGTAACAGATATCTGTGCCCATAATACAGTACAATACGTAAACTATTACGAATATAAACAAGAGTTTTTATCTAACTACAGCCATCAAACATTTTGGGCAACTGTAGTATGTTTTAAAAAAACAAACAAAGCTAGACAAGTATTTGATTGTATGGAAATGATTGAAAACAATTATAAACATTATGGACAAATACATAACTTCATACCAAATCAATATAGGAACGATTACTCATTAACATTGGCATTAGATATTGTAAATGGGCATTTATTTAATACACACGATGTAATTCCATGGAACTTGTTACACGTAGGTAAAATTACAAATTTTTACAAAAACAATGATAGTAAGTTTTGTACTGACTTTACAGCAATATTTGAAAAAAATTCATATGGAAAAACACGACAAGAATACATTACAATTAATAATATTGATTTCCATGTATTAGATAAAAGTAAGTTAATGGAAATGTTATGATAGACCGTGGTTATTTAATCTACGCACAAAACACAAAAAAAGTTAACTATATTGACTGTGCTAAGTTATGTGCCAAAAGTTTAAAATTGTCTATGCCCAATTGTCATGTAACATTATTGACTGATGAAGATGTTAATGAACCTGTATTTGACAGTATTGTAAAACTTCCATATGGAGACTTAGCACCCTATAGTGATTGGAAATTAATCAATGATTGGCAGGTGTATGAAGCTAGTCCATATAAACATACAATAAAGATTGAAGCTGATATTTACGTACCATATAATATAGACTACTATTGGGACGTGTTATCTATTAAAGATGTAGTTGTTTGTACTAATATAAGAAACTTTAAACAAGAGTTAAGCAAAGTAAAATACTATAGAAGATTTATTACAGACAATAAATTACCTGATACATATAATGGATTGACTTACTTTTCTAAGACTGAACTAGCACAAAAGTTTTACAAAGTTGTTAAAAATATTTTTGAGAATTGGGATCAATATAGAAAAATCTTGCGTTGTAATAGTAATGAACCAGCAACAACAGATTGGGTATATAGTTTAGCTAGTCATATTATCGGGTATGAACATACTACGTTAGATTGTTTTACTGATTTTAGTTTTGTACATATGAAAAAAGAAATCAATAACATTTTTAGTGAAAATTGGACAGATAATTTGATTTATGAAGTAAATGATGATTGTTTTAAAATAAATTGTTACGCACAGAAATACCCTGTACATTATGTAAATAAAAACTTTTGTAATATGTTATGAGTGAAGAAATAATAATCTTTGAAGCGCCTAAAATAGTAAAACCAATCTTTAGATTGTATTATGACGAAAAGGGTAAAGTATTACATTATACTACAGAAGATTTACCTGGCAACCATATTGTTATTGATAGTCAAACATTTGCTGAGTCACGTTATGATATACGAGTTATTGATGGGCAGATTGTTAAAAACGTAAATTATATAATTGTTGAAAAATTAGTACCTAGTAATAATGGAACACCATGTCATCCATATGATGTAAGTATTATTGTTGATGAAAATTATATTAATAAAAAATGTTGGAGTGTAAAAGTTTATGAGTACAGAACTTGATATTATTGATATTGCTGACTTAGATTGTATCTATCTAAGCTATGATGAACCACAAAAAGAAGAATTTTGGTTAAAGATTAAAAACATGGTGCCATGGGCAAAGCGTGTTGATGGTGTAAAAGGTAGTGATGCTGCCCATAAAGCAGCAGGAGAAGCAAGTGATACTGAACGTTTTATATTGATTGACGGTGATAACATGCCACATCCTGAATTCTTTAATGGGCAGTTTGATTTTCGTGGTAAAGATCCTGTTTATAAAATAGCACAGTATCGTTGGAAAGCAATCAATCATATTAATGGATTGCGATATGGCAATGGTGGTATGAGTAGTTGGACTAAAACTTATGTTGCTGGTATGAAAACGCATGAACACAGTGATGGAAACCGTACAACTACTGTAGATTTTTGTTTAGATAGTGGAGATAATATTTATTGGGCTATGCACGATTGTTATAGTATTACGTATCCAAACTATACAAGTTTTCAAGCATGGCGTGCTGGATTTCGTGAAGGCGTAAAAATGGTATTACATGGTGGACGTGTGCCAAGTATTGATGAGTTTAAAACAAGTGTAGTAAGTAGAAATTTTAATAATCTTACTATATGGCAAAATGTTGGGACAGATGTTGATAACGGAATATGGGCAATATATGGAGCAAGACTAGGTACATATTTAACGATGTTAACTGATTGGGATCCAAATAATGTACAGTGGTTTGATAATTATCCACAATTGTGGGATGAACATTGTAAGGAAAAGGATCCTACAGAAATGTCAGAACAGATTGGTATAGAATTAAATGATAAGTTAGGATTGCCTATGTGTATGTTTGATGTTGAGCAAAGTAGATTTTTCAAGCGACATTACGGGGCAGATAAGTATAACAAAGGATTATTAGTAAAAGAAATGGATGTAATCCGTTCAATTGAAGGTTGGTAAATTGTCAGAAAATCAAAATAGCGAAGTTAAAAGTTTTTCTTCAAATTACGGAGCTAACTCAAAAAAAGTATATGAAAAATTAAATGAAGTTAGTCCAAGTTTTTGTTTAGCAAAATGGTTTAATGTAAGCATACATATTCCTACAGGACAAACACATAGTTGCTATCATCCACGCAGTCATCATATTCCATTAGAAGAAATTGAAATAGATGTAAGTGCCTTACATAATACAAAACATAAAAAGTCACAACGAAAGATGATGTTAGAAGGAGTTCGCCCTCCTGAGTGTGAATTTTGTTGGAGAATTGAAGATAGTGGTGAAGAATTAAGTGACAGAGCATATAGAAGTAATGACGTTTATGAAGATGATATTATAAATGAAGCACTTAATATAAAAGATATTGGTAATGCTAAACCAAGATATGTAGAAGTTAATTTTAATCAAGCTTGTAATTTTAAATGTAGTTATTGTAGCCCTCATCTTAGCACTGAATGGATGAAAGATATTGATAAACATGGGCCATACCAATTAACTAAAACAAAACACAATGATACAATTTGGATGAAAAATGCTAATATGTGGCCAAACAACGGTCCAGACAATCCTTATTTGTTAGCATTTTGGGAATGGTTCCCGTCAATTTACCCAACATTAAAAACATTTAGAATGACTGGTGGTGAGCCATTAATGGACAAAAGTACTTTTAGAATTTTTGATTATGTTAAGAAAAATCCTAAACAGGATCTAGAATTGAGTATTACAAGTAATTGTTGCCCTCCAGGGAATCAATGGGCTAAGTTTATGAATTCACTCAAAGAGATGAATGAAAATAAATCATATAAAAGATTTTTGTTATATTGTAGCTTAGACACTTGGGGCAAACAAGCAGAGTATATACGAAATGGAATGGATTTTGATGTGTTATATAACAATATTAATGACTATTTAAAAAATGGATCCTCTCATAGCTTAACATTTATTATAACGTTTAATGTGTTAAGTTATAGTGGTTTTTATCAGTTTATTAAGAATATTTTAGAACTTCAAAAAAAATATCCAACAAATAATCCTGGTTTTATTTGTTTTGATATGCCGCATTTAGAATATCCAGTGTGGTTAAATGCAAAACTATATACTAATCTATTGCCTGAACTTGAAAAAACTAAAGAGTTTATGGAAGAATATAGAATTACACGAGAAAATCATTACGTAGGTTTTTATGATTTTCAAATTAGTAAAGTACAGAGATTAATTGATTGGATAAAAAGTCCTATAGATTTTGATATTGAAACTGCTAAAAAGGATTTTTATCTTTTTTATAGTGAATACGACCGTCGTAATAATACTAATTTTGTTAAAGTATTTCCAGAATTAACAGATTTTTTCCAAAGTTGTAAACGATAAAAATGAAAAAACCTGTATTAGTAACATTTGGTGAAGGTGGATTTTTTCATAAAAGTAAATTTAGATTGGCTAAGGAAGCCATATTATCTGATTTTTTCTCACGTGTAGTTTGTTTGGACAAAGTTTTTTTGTCAGAAAAGTTTAAAGAAAAGGTAAAAAATTTAGACCACACAAGGGGTTATGGATATTGGTTTTGGAAACCCTACTGTGTATTAAAAACACTAGAAACGTTATCGGAAAATGAAATTTTAATATGGGCAGACGCAGGATGTTCAATAAATCCTCTTGGTAAAAAACGATTAAATTTTTATCTTGATATGCTAGAACAAGATTCAAAAATAATGTTAGGATTTACTATGGCTAACACCATTCAATGGACCAAAAGAGATTTATACGTATATACCAATACTGATTATGAATTCTATCATAATAGTCCATTGACAATAGCAACAATACATTTTTGGAAACGCACTGATGAAACAATAGATTTTTTAAACCATTGGTATGAATTGGCACTCATTGATCATCTTATTGATGATTCAGAATCAATTGAAAAAAATTACGATCAATATATAGAACATAGGCACGATCAAAGTATACTTTCACTACTATGTTTAAAAAATGTTAATAAATGTGTCTTTATACACAAAGTACCTTATTATCAGGACTTTAACGGGGACACGATTAAAAATGATAATGAACCTATTTTAATTACAGGTTTAAAGGATGATAATTATATAAGTCCGTTAAAATGGATTTATGTTTAAGGAATTTAATAATGAAAAAAGTTATTGTATGTGGAGCTGGTGGTTTTATAGGAAACCATCTTGTAAACAGTTTAAAAAATAAGGGATATTATGTTATTGGTGCTGATTTAAAATACCCTGAATATAATTCAACAAATGCTGATAAGTTCTTTAAAATGGACTTAAGAAGTCAAGAAAATGTTAGTAATTTAATTACCTCTGATGTACATGAAGTATATCAATTAGCTGCTGATATGGGAGGTGCTGGCTACATATTTACTGGCGATAATGACGCTAACATTATGCATAACAGCGCCACAATTAATCTAAACGTATTAGACGAAATGCATAAGAAAGGCGTGAACAGGGTTTTTTATAGTTCAAGCGCATGTATCTATCCTGAACACAATCAAACAGATCCCAACAATCCATTATGTAGCGAAGAAAGTGCTTATCCTGCCAATCCAGATAGTGAGTATGGTTGGGAAAAATTATTTAGCGAACGATTGTATATGTCTTTTGCGAAAAATTATAATTTTCATGTACGTATTGCTAGATTCCATAATATTTATGGACCATATGGTGCTTATAATAATGGCAAAGAAAAGGCGCCTGCTGCTTTATGTCGTAAAGTAGCTACAGCAAATGTTAATGATGAAATTGAAGTATGGGGACCAGGAACACAAACACGTAGTTTTTTATACATTGATGAATGTATACAAGGTATTCACAGAATTATGGAATGCGATTATAATAAACCAATTAATTTGGGAAGTGAATACATGATTAGTATTAATAATTTAGTAAAACTAATTGGTAAAATAGCAAACAAAAATATTAATATTAAAAATATAAAAGGTCCAATGGGAGTAATGGGTAGAAATAGTGACAATAAACTAATACAAGAAAAGTTAAATTGGAAACCAAATGAAGATTTGGAATATGGATTAACGCAAACATACAATTGGATAATTTCTAAATTATGAAAGATTTTATAGTACCAGATGATTGTCAAATACCTAATTTAAAAGAAATATACCAAAGTTACTTTGGTAATATTGATAATGGTTTTTTTGTTGAAGTGGGAGCATATGACGGTAGAAGCTGGACTAATACAGGTTTTCTAGCAGATATAGGTTGGAAGGGAATTTATATCGAACCTATTAAATCTCATATGGATATGTGTAAAGAAAATCATAAGAACAATGATTTAATATTTGAACAAGTGGGTATAGGATCTGTAGAAGGATTATCTGAAATATATTTAAGTGGAGGACTTAGCACAGTAGTTGAAGAAGTTAATCGTGCCCATGAAATAATGTATAAACAATCAAATTTACAAAAAGAGACTATTACAGTTAAAACATTACATAATATATTTCAAAAACATAATGTCAAAAATAATTTTGAATTATTAGTGGTTGATACTGAAGGGTATGAAAAAGAGGTATTTGATAGTTTTAATTTACAACTTTATAGACCAAAAATGATGATTGTTGAATTGTGTGATATACATGATGCTTATTCACAATTTATTAATTTACAAGAAAATGCTAAAAAGGTAAGAACACATATTTTAAATAATGGTTATACAACAATATATGAAGATTGTATTAACACTATTTTTTGGAGTCATTGAAGTTGAATACGCAAAAAAAATTAAAATTTGTTTTTAAAAATTTTAATCATAGTAGTCCAATTGGAATACACGGTATTGGTAAAACAAGTTTTTTTAATATTTTAGAAAAACTTAATTTAGCAGAACCTGCATATTTTATTGGTAATATTCCTGATGAAACCTTTTTATATGAGTATCAACAATCTTGGTTGATAGAACCTGAAAAGTTTTTCGGAGATGAAGGTTTTTTAGAAATTGATCCTTGCCCTGATATTGTATTGGAACGTATTAGAAATAAAACTGCCATATTGTTAGTGACCATACCTTATGAAAGTCCCATACAACCACACAGAATGGTTAAAATACATGAATATTTTAAAAGAAATAATCTTCCAAATTCCCAAGTAATATATTTGACTTGTTGTTTAAATGGCAATGAACTTTACAAAAAATATTGTGATAATATAGGGGAAGAGCCTCAATTAAGATTAGATTATATGATTGAAAATTATTGGATTAATTCTAATTTAGCCAATAATTTTTTAAATGATAATAGCTACATAACAAGTGTAAAAAATAAAACTTTTTTGATGTTTAATCGTAGATGGGCCCATCATCCACATCGTACTTTGTTTTTGTATAATATATTCAAAAGAAATTTATTTGAGGATTTTTATATAAGTTTTAATAAAACAGATGTTGACCATAATTCAAACTATTCTGAAACAGTAAGTACTCACCATTTTTATAATTTTTATTTTAAAAATACAAATGATTTAAATCACGAAATATTAAATCAAGTAGAACAAAGACTTCCTTTAATTCTTGATACCCATGATTTGGTAACAAGTAATCTTATGTTTGATAGATTTGATGCTACAAAAAATTTATATGACACAAGTCTTTTTCACGTTGTAAGTGAAACTTACTTTAATACAGACATTATACATTTAACAGAAAAAACTTACAAACCAATATTGTATAGACAACCTTTTATTATGTTAGGTCCACCTCATATTTTAAGATATTTAAAAACATTGGGATTTAAAACTTTTAGTGAAATATTTGATGAAAGTTATGACGAAACAACAGACCATACTGAAAGATTTTATAAAATCTTAGATTTGGTAGAAAGTATTAGCAAGTTAAGTTATTCAGAAAAATTACTTTTAGTTGAAAAATGCAGGGATGTTGTAGAATATAATTTCAATTTATTGATTGATTTTAAACACAACCCAAACTATGTGGTTGACCTAATAGCTAGATTAAAGTTGTGAAAACTTTTATATTATAACTTATGAGAGATGTATTTTATTATGGCGCAAAGCCCAACGTTTATCCAACTGAACGTAAAGCAAGTGACTTTGAACATGCGAAAAGCCTTGCTACTACAGAACATTTTTGGATAATAAACGAGTTTTGTGATTACACAAATTTTGATTTTGAATTTGATTTTGACAGGTTATTGGATGAAGATAAATGGGCAATAGAACATATAAACATATGGCCTAGTCAACACCAAAAAGATAGTGGTACGTGGTTAGTTGCCAATACTAACAAAGAACAATATAAAATTTACAGAAACGATGTAGAACCAATTAAACGTATAGCTAATATTAACAGTAATTGGAAGTTTTATGAAGATGTTGACACAAATAAATTTGATTTTAGTTGGCATCCTGATCCTACTGAACCAAGTTTTATATATCGTTGGGGATGTAAATATTATCCAAATGAATTACAACATGTACTAGAATATATAGTACCTGGGGCAACTCAAGTCAAGTATATGGATCAATTTGTTGAACTGTTGCCGAGCAAATACATGGTACAGGTTCAGCAAGTTGATAATGAAAACTTTGATTTGGCTTGGAGACCTGATCCACGTGAACCTGCTTTTATATATACATGGGGTAATAAGTATGTACCAAGTGTTATACAACCTACATTAGAGTATCATGTGCCAGGTAGTAGTCAACGTAAGTATATGAGTGATGATGTTCCAGTTAAACCTGAATGGGATCGTTGGTTTTTATTACATGATGTTGATGAAGATAGTTTTGACTTTAGTTGGAGACCAGATCCACGTGAACCAAAATTTATCTATGTGTTTGGAAATACACAATATAGTGCTGAAAAGATGCCCGCACTACAGTATGTTGTCGAGGGAGCAACTGACAAAAAATACATAAATGATTTAACAGTTAAACTAAAACAGAACCCCGATTTATTTGAAAAACTTTTTGATGATATAGAATTTGATTATAGTTGGATACCTGATCCATATGATCCACCCATGACGTATGTGTTTGGAAATCAATGGTATGGTCCTGAAGTTATGCCTACTGTAAAATATGTTAATAAAAAAGGCACAACAATAAAGTATGTTCATGATGTTATAGCTACAATAAAGCAAAGACCTGAACATTTTGAAAACACACGTTTAGTCAAAAAATTTGATTACAGCTGGATACCAAATCCAAATGACGATCCTTACATATACCAATTTGGAACACAATGGGCTAAAACACATGGCCCAAGGTATGTTGTCAAAGGTGCTACTGTAGTAAAATATGTTGAAGATATCATAGCGGAAGTACTACCAAGTAATGAGCACTGGGAAATTCCTGAAAATATTCGTGTAGACAATTTTGATTTTAGTTGGCATCCTGATGGAACTAGTCCACCTTACATATATCAATTTGGCACTACAACTGATGAGAACGATGGACCCAGATATATAACTCCCGGTAATGATGGAACTGTTATTAAAATATTACGCAAGGAAATTAATCCAACTGATATTCCTAGATATTACATTGATAACTCATTAGATGAACTTATTGAAAAACATAAGAACGAATTATTTTGGGCATGCCGTAGCAATTTAAACTATGATAACTTTGACTTTAGTTGGAGACCTAATAAAGATAACAGCTATCATATCAATGCGTTTGGTAGTCCAGAAAGTGAAATAACTTGTACATATCTTGTTAATGGTAAAATGATTGCTAAAGGTCATAAGTTAATTAATTTTGTTGAACATGATAAACAAATTACTGAAGAATTTCTAGTACAATCGTTTAAAAAACCTGATATGTTTTTTGTTGATCGTGGGAATAAGCAAAGTTCAGAGCGTTTTAGTAAACTTAAAGAATTGTATCCAAATATACAACGCACACGGTTTTTAAATAGTTGGGTAGATACTATTGTTAGATGTACCAAAAAGTCACAAACAGAATTGTGTTGGATATTGAATAGCGAATTAGTTTATACTAATTTTGACTTTAATTACTATCCCAATCCATGGCAAATGAGTATGGTAAATGTATTTGGTACACAATGGAATCATTGGGGTACAACATATCTAGTTAACTGTGAAAAGTTTGAAGAAGATACCAAATATATAAAAATTATTGAACATCTGCCTAATATTAATCATGTAAAAACACGTAGGGCAGCTATTACAAATTGTCTATATGATGTTATTGTTATTGATTTCAACAATACAGATATAAATCAGTTTGTTGATAATATTAATAATAAAACAAGTAATAAAGTAAAATATACGCTGCGTTATTGTGTTGATTTATATCAAACTTTATTACCACTTATTGAAGAAACAAAAACAGATAATTTTGTATGGATAGTAAGTACACTTAGTGATTATACTGATTTTGACTTTACCTATGTTGTGGATCCATTCGCAACGGATCAACTACATACTTTTCCATGTGATAAACAAAAATATGGCGATACGATATTTGTCAATTTAAATTTGTTAAAAGACTTGGATGATTTATCAAAATTTGATAAAATTAATTTTAACGAAACCTTTAGAACACGTAGAGTAGAATGTCCTATAGTTACGCTTGATAGTGATACAATGGTAGATTCTGTTAATAGTGAATTTAACTTTCCATACATTAATTTTGTAACGATAGATAATGCCGACACAAAAGTAAAAATAGATGAACCAATGAGTTTTTGGACAGTTCAGAACAGAAATATTATTATTAATAGTATTGGGGCAAGTAATTGTATTATCCCATATGATGTAGTAAGTTATGTCAAGGATGAACTATATGATTACCCATATATTATAACAAGTAAGACTTGTGTAGGTAGCAGACCATTAGACATTGTATTTTTAAGTAATGGCGAAAAACTAGCTGACGAGCATTATGAATATTTGATAGAACATACTAAACATTTAGATAATAGAGTAGTAAGAGTTGATGGTGTAAATGGTAGAGTTAAATCATATCATGCCGCTGCTGTTGCTAGTAATACCCCGTGGATGTTTACAGTATTTGCCAAATTAAAAATTAATCCAAAGTTTGATTTTAGTTGGCAACCTGATAGATTACAAAAGCCTAAACATTATATATTTCACGCATTGAACCCAGTTAATGGTTTAGTATATGGTCATCAAGCAATGATTGCTTATAATAAAAAGTTAGTATTAGATAATTCAGGAGTAGGACTAGATTTCACACTTGATAGCGAACATGAAGTATGTAGAATAAATTCAGGTATAGCTATGTTTAACACTGATGAATTTAGCACATGGCGTACAGCTTTCCGTGAAACTATTAAACTAAGTGCTAGCGATTATCCAATTGATAAAGTACGATTAGACGTTTGGTGTGAAAAAGCTGAGGGTAACTTTTCTGAATATAGCATTAATGGAGCAAAGGATGGTGTTGAATATTATAATAGTGTAAATGGTGATATAGAAAAACTTAAACTCAGCTATGATTGGCCATGGTGTAAACAATATTTTTATAACAAATACGGAAATATTAAATAACTTACTCTAGAGGAAATTAATTATGATATTTAAAAAACGGAATTTATTGCTTTCAATTGGGGCAATGCTTACTGTATTCGCAATAGCTGCTTGTTCTAAAAAAGAAGAAGTTAAACCCACAGAAGCTCCAAAAGCAGCAGAGCAGTTAAAAGTTGGATTTATTTATGTTGGTCCAGTTGGCGATGCTGGTTGGACATTCGCACATGATAATGGTCGTAAACATATTGAAAGTAAATTTGGTGACAAAATCAAAACTACTTTTGTAGAAAAAGTACCTGAAGGTGCTGATGCCGAGCGAGTTATTCGTGACCTAGTGTCACAAGGTCATAAATTGATTTTTGCTACATCATTTGGTTTCGGCGATGCTATGGAAAAAGTAGCTAAAGATCATCCTGATGTTAAGTTTGAACATGCTACAGGTTATAAAACAAGTGAAAACTTACGTGTCTATGAAGCAAAGTTTTATGAAGATGCTTACTTGGCAGGTATTGTAGCTGGTACAATGACTAAAACAAATACAATTGGTTTTGTAGGTAGTTTCCCTATCCCTGAAGTATTGCGTAATATTAACGCATTCACATTGGGAGCACGCAGTGTAAATCCTAAAGTAACTACCAAAGTTGTATGGGTCAACACATGGTTCGATCCACCAAAAGAAAGTGAAGCAGCACAAGCATTGATTAATCAAAAGGCTGATGTATTGTTACAGAATACAGATAGTACAGCAGTATTACAAACCGCTGAAAAGAATGGTAAGTATGCTTTTGGTTGGGATAGTGATATGAGTGCGTTTGCTCCTAAAGCGCAT